TTCTTGTAGGGAGGGAACAAGCCTGATTGGATTCGATTAGCGAACCTTTGTGTGGAATGAATAGCTGTACTGTCAAATACCATGTTCATTTTATTCTGACCAGGTACATGACCTTCGTAGTATCCGTCATATAAATTTCTTTGAGGTAAAGCATATCTATAGCAATCCTCATATACTGTTCTCCATAGATCTTTTCTGCCAAAGGCTTTCTTAGATCTATCCATTACTTGTCTTGCGTCTAATCTCATCATGATTTTTTATTCCTTTGTGCAAAGTTTCTAGCACTTTCTTTGCTTCTAAATCCCCAAGCCTTGAGTGCTAATGCAAGTCTTGTTGGTCTACCCTTGCTATCTTTCATTGGTCCTTTCATGCCAGCAAATCGTGCCGCAAAGCTAACACGCCTACCATCTGTTCCTTGTTTCTGTGGTGCTTTTAGGTTAGACCCTTCTTTCCTGTTAAAGTATTTTCTACCTGCTTCGTTTAGTCCACCTGATGGATTTTGATATTTCTTAGCGACCACGATTAAACCTCAAATCTTTTAACGTTAAATTACCAGGATTAAATAACTTATCTATTTGTTGGCTAATATCTGTTCCAGCACCCATTAACCCTTGGTCAACTAATGACTCGTAAGATTTATATTTAGATAGGTCTGGCATCCCCAGATCCCCAAAGCGAGAGGGTTTCTTTTCTTCTTTTTTTCTAGCTTCATCTGATAACGCTTGGTATTTTTTTATTTCTTCCCTTGTCGGTGGTGTTGTCCTTTTTAATGGTATAGTTACAGTGTCATCATTTTCAAGCCTTCCACCCATTGCTTTTGCACCTTCTGCAATCGCTCCAGCTATCTTTCTGTCTATGGCTGGTTTGAACAACTTAGCGAAGAAGTTAGACATTGTAGGCTTTGGTCTTTCAACTACAGGTCTGTAATCGTATACTATTCTATCTTGTCTTTTGTCATACCTTCCAACTCTTGTACCTGCAACGACACGCCTACCTCTTTCATCTGTTTTATAAATCTTTGTTGAGGTATAAGAACTACCAGTCCTTGGTCTACTGTATGCACCAGTAGGCTTATTTGCGGCAGTCATTTTAAAAAAACTAAATGGCATTAATCCATCAAACCTTTTCTTTTTCTTTTCTTAGGGAAACCTTTTTTCATATTATCGTAGGCTTCTTTACTAATAGTAGAATTTTTCTTTGAACGAGAAGTCCCTGCTTTTTTTCTTTTGTTCATGTTCTCATAAAGTCCTGGCATTAGTTTGTCTCCACTTGTGATTGATCTAAGTCTCTGTACTTAGGGTTACGAATATGTGTCATCTTCTATCTCCACCTAGTGGGTTTCTGATACCACCAAGGCTACCTGATACTCGTGCATTACCTTGTTCATCATCAACTGCTGTAAAGCTTAATGTTAATCCACCACGAGTTCTGCTTCTTGGCTTTCTTCCTGTAATAGGATCTTTAGCTACTTCAGGTGTTGTTACCTTAGCGTTCTCTTCTGGTGCTTCCACTCTAGGTTGTGGCTTTGATCTTCTTGGTGAACCGCCCATTATCTAAATCTCCCTGTTTGGAATGGGTCTCTAATTGATTGCTCTGCTGGTTGCGGACCAGTCTCTTGAATACCTAGTAATCCACCTGAACCTAGTAGACTTCTTGGATCTCTTGTCATAGCCTTACGTCTTGCGGCAAGTGCGGCTGTTTCTTTTTTAGCCTGTGCATCTGCGGCGGCTTCTCTCTCAGCTACCAGCTTCTTGCTTTCCTCTAACTCTGGTGGTGGAGTATACTTTGGTTTAGAGAATAACATACCCATATTACTAGTCCTTTCGTATCTTGCTATATATTATCATATCTTTTTGGTCAAAGGTATATTTTTTTAACACCCCTTCTCTTTTAAAAGATATACTTTCAATCCATTTGATTGCTCGAATATTACTAGCTAAGACTGTAACATGTATTCTGTGTAAATTCAACTCTTCCATTATCAGATCCATAAACCTTTTTGCTCCTTTATGGAACTTAATCTTGTGTTTGCTAACCAAATACATATCAGGTATCATCCATAACTCGGCTACACCATACCATTGTGGTGCTACACCGAAGCATAATACAGGCTTTCCACCATCTAATACTGTATATCCATAGCCAGTTTGGGCGGCAAAGTCTAAGAACTCTGCATAGTTTGGCATTTCTGTTAGGTGTTTTCGGTCGTGTTCATGGAGATCCATGATGTTTAGTAGGTAGGATTTGAATGGAACAACGGATAAATTAGTACCTGGGGTACCAAATAAGTACTCTAGTGTCTGCTCATTCATGTTCTTTCAGCCTCATTGCTATCTCTTTCCATAATGCCCAGTCCATATACACACCTGGCTGGTCATAATCTTCTACTAGGATAAGCAAATCAGCAGAACCTTTCCACTTCTTTATGGTTGCAAACCCTCCCCCATTCTTTCGTGCCTTTACTTCGCACACCAATCCACCGATTAAATCTACCGCTACATCATGTGGGAAGTCTTTTATTGCTCCTGATAAGGGTTGCCTTCTGGCATTGATGTCCATAGATTGGAACATCTTTACTATTTTATTTTCTACTCTTGTACCTTTACGTTTGGCTGAACTTGTCATGCAAATATATCAAAATCCGTATTCGCTACTGATTGTTTGAATTGTGGATTATGTCCCCTCGTTAATTGTTTATGTTCACCACCCCCTAATACCAGATACATGTAAGCATCACCAACGTGAGAATGGTCGTTCTTGTTTGGTGTATCACGATAACGTTCTCCACCAGATATTTGAACCCTTTTAAAATGATAGCCACCTGCTAATGCTTTTCGTAATCTTTGACATTTCTTGTCAATAAGCAATCCAGGTTTACCTTCAATTAAGCGGTTCATTGGCATAGCACCAGCTTCACGTCTCACTCGAAAGTCGTTACTTGCTGTTGGTCGTGCCAGTAATCCTATTGACTTCAGATGGTCAAAGGATGTTACCTCATAAATCTGATCCCTTTGCATACCAGCAGGGTCACCCCATACTAATACTTCGTACTTCGGAAACTTAGTAGCCAGTTCGGATTTGAGCATAGAACCAAAACGTTCTAGTCCCATATCGAATGTTACCAGCTCATGGTAGACTTGCCACCTTCCGTTCTTGAGCTTCTGTCCAAATATAGCCGCTGGTGTCAAACCAAAGTCAACACCGACTTGTACTGGGAGGTTTGGATCTGGCTCCAGGAAATCTTCGGACATGATGTTATCATCATATTCGTTCATGACAGGTTTACCTTCTTGTACATAGGTATATAATCCCTGTGCATAGCAACGTATCCAGTCGGAGTTCTTTCCTAGGAGTGTTTGTTCATAGTACCCAGTGGGCAGGTTTTTTCTGTTTTCTGCGTTAGGGTTAGTTGCCCACCAGGTATTTGCTGAGAACACGAAACCATTCGCTTCTGGATTCTCTGGCAACTCGTCAGTCTTACATTCCTCTACAGCACCTGGCTGTTTAAAGAATGTCCACTTATATTTTCCAGTCATCTTTTCTTTTTCAGATAACCGATACCACCAATGGTCATCATCCATAGGGTTGGTATCCATAATAATACCACGCCAAGGCGTAGCTCCACCATCCGATAGAGTAGGGTATCTACCTACCCTGTGTGTTAACCCATCAATTACAGCCTTGGGTAGTTCTCGTGCTTCATTCACCCATGCCCCTGTCAACTCCATGGATAAAAGTTTACGGACATCTTTGGGTTGGTCGAGAGCTAGGAAGATAACTTCACAGTCTATACCTGGAGCATTGTCTCGTGATGGTAGCTTGATATGATGGGTTAGCGGAGGAGACCAACGGAAAGGTCCCCAGATATTCTCAGGAAACAACTCTTGCCATGTCTTAATGGTTGTTGTTCTTAATTCAGGGTATGAGTTTCTGACAACTACAAACCTGCTGTATTTGATTCCATCTCTTGGTGATGGTACTTGACTGACTGCTTTTAACATAATCTCAGCGGCACAAGCATAAGACTTACCGCTACCTACTGGTCCCATAATCCCCCT